TTCAAGGAAGGCCGGATCCGGTGCGCGGACGACAATGACCTCATGAAGGTTCACATGATGGACTGCGCTCTGAAGCTGGAAGCGAACAGCAATCGAAAGCAGCTAGTCAAAATCAATTCAAACCGCCACATTGACGGCATGGCGGCTCTGACTGATGCGATGTGCATGTATCACAATCATTGGGAAGAGCTGCAGAATCTATTAGTAAATGCGAGGTGAAAAGCATGGGCCTTTTTGATTTCGTATTCGGACGGCGACCGAAGCAAACGCCAACTGAGGGCAGATATGAGGCCTTCACGGCATATTCGCCTCGCTTTACCAGCTGGGGCGGCAGGATTTATGAGAACGAGCTGGTGAGGGCTGCAGTGGATGCCAAAGCTCGGCATATCGGAAAACTTCGGTTTGATATGTACGGCTCCGCACACGAAAAACTGCGGACGATCATCCGATCTGCTCCAAATCCGATGCAGACATGGCCGCAGTTCCTGGAACGGTGCTCGAACATCTATGACGTGCAGAATAATCTGTTTATCGTTCCGATCCTTGACGGGCCGTATCGGGAGATCACGGGGTTCTGGCCGGTTGTGCCGTCTTCCTGCGAAATTGTGCAGCGTGAAGGTGACGATCTGCCGTATCTGAAATTTCAGTTTACCGGCGGCCGGGTGCAGAGTCTTCCGATCAATCGCGTGGCTGTCATCGCACGGCATCAGCTACAGGATGACTTCTTTGGAGAGCGGAATGAGAGTGCGCTGGCCAGCACAATGGAACTGGTCAACATGATCAATCAGGGCATTGAGGAAGGCGTGAAAAACTCTGCGACTTTCCGCTTTATGGCTCAGACCACGCAGTACCTCTTCGACGAAGATCTTACCAAAGAGCGCAAGCGGTTTGATAAGCTGAATTTCCAGGGTGACTCCGGCGGTCTGTTGCTGTTTAACAATAATGTCCAGAACGTTCAGCAGATTAAGTCGGACGGATACAAAGTGGATCCGGAACAGCTGAAGCTGATCCGCGAGAACGTATATAGTTATTTTGGTGTCAATGAGAACATCTTGCAGAACAAGGCGCAGGGTGATGATCTTGATGCCTTTTTCAATGGCTGCATTGAACCGTTCGCCATTAAGCTGTCCGATGCTCTGACAAAGCTGGTATACACGCAGACAGAGCGGAACAACGGGAACAAGATCACATTCACTGCAAACCGTCTGCAGTACATGAATGTATCCGCAAAGGTCGCCATGGCCACTCAGTTGGGTGATCGCGGATGCCTCACAATCGATGAGATTCGTGAGCTGTTCAATTATGACGCACTCCCGGACGGTGCAGGTCAGTATGCACCGATTCGCGGAGAATACAAAAATGTGAAAGATGAAAATAACGGAGGCGACGACGATGCCCAGTCTGGAGCGCGAGTACCGGATGATGCCGGTAATGGAGATCAGGCAGGATCCTCAGAGTGACGAGAAAATCGTCGAGGGCTATGCCAGCACCTTCGAGCCGTATGTGCTGTTTACTGATCCTGACAGCGGCACGGAGTACAAAGAACAGATTGACCGCCATGCTTTTGATGACGTGGATCAGTCGGATGTTCTTTTTCTTTACAACCATGAAGGCCAGGTTATGGCTCGGAACCGTACAGGCACGCTGCAGCTGTCCGTGGATGATCACGGACTGAAGGTTGTGGCTGATCTCAGCAAGAGCGCACGCGCTCGCGAGATGTACGAAGAGATCCAGAACGGTCTTGTGGATCAGATGTCCTTCGCCTTTACGGTGGAAGAGGACAAATACAGTAGAGACACGCACACACGCACAATCCTGCGGATGCGGAAACTCTACGATGTGAGTGCGGTATCTATGCCGGCCAATCCCGGCACAGCTATACAGGCCCGGTCGGCATCCTGGCTCGACGGAGCGATTGAGCAGGATCGGGCAGAGCGAGCGGAGCGACTCGCTGCTGAAGAACGCGAAAAGAGGATTGAGGCACTGCAGGCTGCAATCCGGAAAGCGAGGAAACACGATGACACTAGAACAGATTAAGACGGCCAATGCGGAAGAGCTGCAGGCACGGCTTGCTGATCTCGACCTGGAAGAGCATCCCGAAAAGCGTGAAGCTCTGACCGATGAAGAGATTGGTGCCATGGCTGAAGAGATTCCTGCTATTGAGGCGCGTCTTGCGGAACTCAGAGAACAGGCCGAGGCTGAAAAGCGTGCCTGTGACGATGCCGTTAAGCACGGCGAAACCATTAAAACCTTTGAGGAGGAAAAACGTATGGAAAAGACCTTTGCAATCAATTCCCCTGAATATCGTTCTGCATGGCTTGAAAACCTGCAGGGCCGTCCGATCGATGCCGAAGCACGTACCGCTCTGGCCAACGGCAATTATGCCATTCCTCAGGAAACTGCCAATAAGATCTGGGGAGCAATGGAGCTCTATCCCCTGCTCAACGCGATCGATGTGATGCATGTTCCTGGTACCGTGATCCTGCCTGTTGAAGGCACTATCAATGCGGCTGGTGTGGTCGCCATGGACACCGCCGCCACCGATGCAGCTGATACGCTTGCTCAGGTTTCCCTGGGAATCTACAAGCTCATCAAAACTGTTGAAATCACCGCTGATGTCGCTGCCATGGCCGTTCCTGCTTTCGAGACCTGGCTGGTTGAACGCCTCGCCAATAAGCTCTATCGCCTCGTGACCGCTCTGGTCGCTGCCGGCACTGGTTCTTCCCAGCCCACTGGCCTGACCACCATCACGGCCACCGGCAACACCTACACCAAGGCTGCTATCACTTATGCCGACATCCTGAAGATCATCGCCGCTCTTCCGACGGAATATCTGCCCAATGCATCCTTCGTTATGAGCCGCACGACCTTCTTTAGCAACGTTCTGGCCGTCTCTGACAATGCTGGTCTGCCCATCGTTGTCGCTGATCGTCAGGCTCCTGCCAAGTATAACGTGCTCGGCTTCCCGGTCATCATTGAAGACGCTGTCGGCACTGACATCATCTTCGGCGACCTGAAGGAAGGCTATGTATTCAACTTCGGCAAGGATCCTGCTGTTGATCGTGATGAGTCCGTTGGATTCCGTGCCGGCTCTTCTGTCTTCCGTGTGATGGCTCTCGGCGATGGCAAGCCCACCGGTGTCGGCCTGGTCCGCTACACAAAAGCGACCTGATAGAGAGTGACGGGGATCTATCCGATGGTAACGAATCCGTCGATGAGGAAAGCGCTCCGGATCTGGACAACCTGACAGTCGCTGGGCTTCGGTCCTTCGCGGCTGACAATGGCATCACGCTGAAATCGACGCGGAAAGCGGACATCAAAGCGGAGATCCTCGATGCGCTGAACGAATAAACACAGCCCGGTGGGGAGTAATCCTCGCCGGGTGTTTTCGGAGGTGCCTATGCTGAAAGAGGCAAAGCTTGCGCTGGGCATTACCACGCAGGCGTATGATGCCAGGATTGCGGCTCTTCTGACTGCTGGTGCCAAAGATCTGATGTCCGTAGGGGTGCAGTTCTCCGGTGATGTGAGCCTCACGATCGCGGCAGACGGCACCGTAACAGACAACAGCACTCTGGCAGACAACCTGCTAAAAGAGGCAATTCTGACCTATGTGCAGATGCGCTTCGGAAATCCACCGAACTATGACCAGCTTCTGGCAGCATATGACAGCCAGAAGAAAAAATTGGCAAACACTTCAGGCTATACGGAGTGGGGTGACAGCTGATGTATCTCGCTGATGTGTGCTATCTCATCTCCGACACACCAGCCGCTCATGGCATCCACGCTGAGCCGGTGACCGCAGAACGCATGGTGTATTGCACGGTCCAGAGCGTAAGTCGTTCGGAATATTATCAAGCGGCGAATGTAGGGCTCCAGCCGAACTATGTTCTGAAGCTGTCCAACTATGCTGATTATGAGGACGAACTGAAGCTCCGCTTCCGTGGAAAAGTGTACCGGATCATCCGGACATACATCACGCCGGATCATGGCATCGAGCTGACAATCCAAAGGAGTGATATCAATGGATGAACAGCTGACGGCAGTCACCAACCTGATTGACGCTCTGAGCACCAGCGGTATCACGTTCCAGAGGGACGCCTGGTGGGATGTCAACAACTCGCTGGACAATCAGGATTATGGAGTAGTCGAACTGACCGGTGCTCCCGTCTCTCTCTGGGGAGACGATGGGCTGGTCGAGCAAAACATTCAGGGCAATGTTGTTCTGTATGTTCATGATGGTGCAGATGATAAGGCTAAAGTGGTTCAAGAGATTCTCAAGGCCCAGGGCGCGAGCTTCACGCTGCAGTCTGTTGAGTTCCTCATGAACGAGGGCAAAAACCGCTGGATCTGGCGGTTCAGTCTGGATGTGTATCTCAATGGCTAAGATCACAAGCGATGGTATCGAACTGCTGGAGAACGAGCTGAAAGAGATCGAAAAAGGTCTCCGCGGTGAGTGCATGACAGCGATGCTGAATGCCGGAGCGGATGTCCTGGTCGAAACATGGCGGCAGTCCATACAATCCCATGGGCATGTGCGAACCGGAGCGATGTATCAGGCTGTCGGGAAGACTGGGATCCTGAGCACCAAGGACGGCATGAGCATTGAGGTCTATCCACAGGGAACAGACAGCCACAGGGTTACCAATGCACAAAAGGCTTATATCCTGCACTACGGCCGAGAAGGCAAACGAAAAATCAAAGGGGATCATTTCGTGACAGATGCAGAGACTGCAGCACAGCAAAAAGTGGATGCAGCCATGCAAGCCGTCATGGATGCGTACATCTCCGGAAAGGATAAATAAATGGCGATTATTGGTCTGAAATATTTTGCAGTCGCTCCGCTGACTGCTGACACCGACGGAGCCACACCCACCTATGGTACTGGCATGAAAGTCGGTCATCTCATGAGGGCTGATGTCAGCTGGAACCGTGGAGATGTTGCGCTCCATGGCGACAACGTGGAAGTCGAACATGACAACACGATCAGCTCCGGCAGCATCACCATCGGTACCACCTACCTGAGCGTAGACGGCCGCAAGGCCATGCTGGGTGAGGCTGAATTCAACACGCCCACATCCGGCGGCATTCAGGAATATGCCACCTACGATGAACCTGCACCTTATGTCGGCTGCGGCTTCGTTACGAAGGACTCTGCTGACGGCGGTGCTCCCGTGTACACCGGCTGGTGGTATTACAAGTGCCAGTTTGGCATGGACGACACTGCCAGCACTCGCGGTGAGAACACCGAATATCAGGCGCCTGAAATGACCGGCACCATTCTGGCTGTCCGTCCGAAGGCTGAATTGAAGAATACCTTCCGTGTCTATGCTCAGTTTACCACTGAGGAAGATGCTATTGACTGGGTTAAGGATAAGGCCGGCATCCAGTAACAATCATGGAGCGGTGGGGGTCGGATCCTGCCGCTCCTTTTTATCGAAGGGAGACAAGTGTATGACCAGTATCACAATCAAAGGTAAAACCTATACACTCCGTTACGATATGAGCGTCGCGGAATGGCTGGAAGAAAAGTATGGAGATGCTCGCGAGGCGTTTTCCAAGATGCACGGCACCAAGGAAAGCAAAGAGACCATCACAGCGATCTTCTGTGCGATGGCGACAGCGGCCAATGATTTCCAGGGCATCCCGGAGATCGTCAAGCCGGCGGATGTTCAGCTGTTTGACAAGCACACGAGTCCGGGAAGAGTCAGCGTGATCATGAAGGCAATCATCGCAGCCTTTAACGATGGGAACCGTCTTCAGACGGCCGAGGATGAGGACGCGGAGATCCATGATGACTATTTGAAGGAACTCAAATCTGAGGAAAAATCAAAAAACTGAAGGACGGGAAACTGCTGACAAGCAGAGAGATTTATAGCAAGGGCCTGATTGCTGGCCTGAGCTATACGGAAATGCGTCACATGTTTCCCGGTTTTATCATGGATTGCTTCGTCTGGCGGAGCAAATATGATGTAGCACTGGCCGCACCGAGGCTGGCCGGAAAACTGTTTGGAGGAGCGTGAGATAATGGCCGATATCAAATCCAGGCTGCAGCTGGACGGAGAGCAAGAGTATAAAAAAGCGCTTAATGATGCTTATCGCTCTCTGCGTGTTCTCCGCTCCGAACTGAAAGCCGAGACTGCTGAGCTGGGCAAAAACGCCACAGCTCAGGACAAGGCCGGCAAAAAAGCTGAGAGTCTTAAGAAACAGATCGAACAGCAAAAAAAGATCGTCGAAACTCTGAAGAAGGCGCTGGCAGACAGCAAAAAGGAATACTCTGACAATCAGGAGGTCCAGGATAAATGGGCTGAGAAGCTGAACAAGGCACGCGAGCAGCTGGCCAACATGCAGAACCAGATGCAGACGGCTCAGGATGCCATGCATAAGTTCGGCGACTCCATGAGGGATGTTTCCGACAGCTCCGGTGAAGCGGCCCAGGGTGTCATCTCCATCAACGATTGTCTGAAGTCGATCGGATCCATTGCTGGCGGCGTAGGAAACACGCTCTCAGGAATTTTTACATCCACCGTCGACACCATGAAGGCCATGGTTGATGAGATGTATGCGCTCATGGGCGAGGCATGGGCTGCTGCCGGCGACTGGAAGGACATCCAGACGATGTGGGGCGGCAACCTGGAAGACATTGAGATGGTCATGCGTGGTGCCCAGCTGCAGGGCGTGGATCCGGGCGAGATCACCGGTGGCATTCAGAAACTGATCGCCAACTCTCACAATAAAAACAAGGAAACGATGAAGGCTCTCAAAAGTCTGGGCTTGAAAGAGTCAAGTTTTGATAGCCATTTCGATTTCTTCACG